CGGGCACATGGGGCTCTAGCACGTTTGGAACCGCTCGAACAGAATCAGAGGTTGAGACGCTGTCTTCCCGCTCTTGGAAGTTTGATAACTTCGGGCAGGTGCTGCTCATGCAGCTTGTTGATGGCGAGCTCTATGAGTGGGATCCTGACAATGGGGTAGATCAGCGCGCTACATTGGTTTCAAACGCCCCGACAGCTAGTACGTATATGCTTGTCTCTAGCCCGGACAGGCACCTTGTTTGTTTTGGCACAGAAACCACCATAGGGGACCCAGACACTCAGGACCCCTTATTTGTTCGATTCTCTAACCAAGAAGACATTAACACCTTTGCCGAGTCAGCCACCAACACGGCCGGCGGCCAGCGTCTTTCCGACGGCAACCGGATTCAGACAGCGGTTCGAGCCCGTGGTCAGATACTCATCTTGACCGATACTTCCCTGCATGGCATGCAATACGTGGGTCCTCCTTATACTTTTGGCTTCCAACAACTAGGCACTAACTGCGGCGCGCTGGGAACACATGCGGCAATGGAGGTCAACGGGCTGGCCTTTTGGATGGGCAACGAAGCGTTCTATTTGTTTGATGGTACGGTCAAAAAGCTCCCGTGCACGCTGCAGGACTACGTCTTTGACGACATCAATCTGGTGCAGGGAGAAAAGGTTTTTGCTGCATTAAATTCTGATTTCAACGAGGTCACGTGGTTCTACTGTAGTTTTACTTCGGATCACATCGACCGCTGCGTGACTTTTAACTACATTGAGGGGGTTTGGTCAGAAGGCTCGCTGGCAAGGACCGCGTGGCAAGATGTGAGCTCATATGAAAAGCCTGTGGCCGCCGAATACTTACCCGAAAACACGCAGAGCACCATAAACACCATTTACGGCCTGACTGCAGGTCGGACACTGGTGTACAACCACGAAGACGGGGTCAATCAGGCAGACGGCAGCGCTATCACGGCTTTCATAGATTCGGGCTACTTTGACATCGGAGACGGCGACACGATGCTTCTGATGAGCAGGTTCATCCCTGACTTCAAGGACCAAGAGGGCAATCTCACGGTTAACCTTTTCCTGCGCCCGTATCCTCAGGCCACCGCCAGCCCAAGCTCGTTGGACCCGTATATCATTACGCCAACCACGCAAAAGGTTGACACAAGGGCCCGTGGGCGGCAGATAGCGCTGAAGATTACAAGCGACGAAGTGGATACCAACTGGCGCTACGGCACGATGCGCGTTGACATCAAGCCGGACGGTCTGCGATGAGCAAGATACAAAACGTCCGACTACCTGATACCGCGGCGGGCAGTACAGTCCCGAGCAGTTCAATCAGCTTATCCGGTCGTTAGAGCAGATTGTCTTTCAGCTAAACTCGAGCTACACGGCTATACCTGATCAAAACGTCGCGGCCTCTATGTTGTGGATGAAAGGAAACGCGCCGGGTGTTCGTGGGTTTCAGCTAGACTATGGCGTTAATTTGCCGCATGCCATGGTGATGAACCAAAGTGACCTTATCAATTTAGGCACGACACTCGAAAACATCATCACATATGATACCCCTATATTTGAGCGCGGCATTCGGGTGGATTCGCATGAGGCGGAGTTCACTGCTGAGATAGACGACGGGTCCGGGTTCGCGGGCACTGTAATGGACGTCACTGCAGTAGCCTCAGGCACACTGCTTTCCGGCATGACGCTTACAGGAACTGGGGTCACGGCGGGCACCCGCATTGTCTCCCAAACCAGTGGCACGACCGGTGGCGTGGGGGTCTATGTTGTGGATACGTCGCAACTTACAGCAAGCACCACGGTCAACGGATCACGGGCCTCTAAGCTTGTGTTCGACCATACAGGCCAGTATTTCATAAACCTGCGCTGTCAGGGGGTTAACTCCGACAATGCTGTGCATGAAATGGAACTCTGGGCCAAGGACAGCGGTGTAAATTACCCCTTTAGTAACACGCGGTACGACCTGCCGGTGCGTAAAAATGCCACTACGTGGGGCCATACTGTTGCAGATATTTCCGGAATTTTTACGGTAACCAACCCGGCAAATAGCTATCTTGAGATGGCGTGGTGGTCCGATGGGGCGCTGGTTTATCTTGAATCAGCAGCGGCCAACACTAGCCCAACAAGACCGGCAATCGCTTCGGTGATATTGACTGTTTCGATGCTTTCTGCGGAGACTCCCTGATGGCTGTAAAATATTTTAGAGAGCACGTAACCCCAAGCGCTGCAACGGAGACGACTATTTACACGGTTCCTGCGGCGAATACCGCAGTAATTTCGTCTTTGCGTATTACCAATACTGGCTCTGCAGCTTCCACCCTCAATTTGGCCATTTATCCGGACGGTGGAGCGACCCCTTATAAACTACTGGAAGACACTGTTTTAGCCACAGACAGCACGATGGATGCTTTTAATGGGGTGTCTTGCGTCATGGAAGAGGCGGACATAATGAAAGTGACCAGCAGTCAGGCGGATGTTGATTTTTATCTGTCTTATATGGAAGTGGACAGAAACTAACAATTTGTTGATAATTGACGTAATTTCGCGTCTCCCGGCGCGCGACCCTGTGTGGTCCCCTACAATCTAAGGACGAGAACATGGCAGAAGCGATGTCGGGAGGAATAGCGGGACTCCCAATGCAACCCCCCGCCGAAATGCGACCTGAGGACCTTGCTGCGTTTGAGCAGATGAGGCAGGAGGTCTCGCCTTCAGAATTTAACGAGACCGTATTGAGCTCGGCTGCTGAAGCGGACCCTATGGCCGTGGCAGAGTTTAAGGCTGAGCTGCGCGATCTGCAGCTCCCTCGTGAGGTTTTAGACGTCCTCAATACGATGGTGGATGAGATTCTAGCCTCCCCCGAGAAGTACCAAGAACTTCGTATGAAGTACATGGCTCAGGACATCCCTGAGGACCTTCTCCCTGCCCAGTTTGATCCTGAGTTCTTCTCTGCGCTTAATCTTGCCGTTGATGAAATCATGGCGACTGCCGGCCCTGATATGGCGATGGGTCCTCAGAACTTTGCAGAAGGGGGCCTCGCCACTCTTCGACCTATTACTGAAGCTATCCGACAGCAGGGCCGCTACGGCGACACTATGCTTGCCCACATCTCGCCACGCGAGGCGATGGTCCTCAAAGAAATGGGCGGTAGCGGTACACTTAACCCTTACACCGGCCTGCCTGAGTTCTTCCTGAAGAAGCTCTTCAAAGGCGTGGGCAAGGCACTTAAGAAAGTCGGTAAGGCAGTTAAAAAGTTTGCTAGCAGCAAGATCGGCCGTATCGTTACTACTTTGGCGCTTGCCTTTGTCCTTGGACCGGCGGCCGCTACCGCGTTGGGCGTGAGCTCAGCAGTCGGCGTAGCAGCAGTGTCTGGTTTCGTGGGCAGCGCAGGCTCTACCTTGCTTGGTGGGGGCAACCTTAAAGACGCATTAAAGGCGGGCGCTATTGGTGGTTTGACCGCCGGTGCCGGCGCAGGTGTGTTCGGTGGTGCGGGAGCCTTTGAGGCAGGCAGCTACACTGGCCCTACTACAGTAGGTGGACAGCTAACTAAAGCTAAAGAAGCAGTATTCGGCGCGTCTCAGCCTGCTCCAGTAGTGGAGTCGCTACCTGACGTTGGACAGGCAGCCACGGAAGCCGCGGCAGAGACCACGGCCCAAGCTTTCCCTGCCCCAGATGCAGGCCCTCCAATTACTCGTGCGCCAATTCCAGAGGCCACAGGCATCGAGACCTTAGGCCAAGCGCCCACGGCGACTAGTGATTTTAGGTTCTACGAAGCAGGGCAAGGTGCCGCGGCCCCTGCTGCTCCTATTATGCCGCCTGCCCCGGCTACCGCAGCGCAGAAACTTGGCTCAATGGTAGGCGCCACAGAGGCTCAACTTGTGCCTGCAGAAGCGCAACGAAGCTTGGTTCAGCGTGGTCTGGACAGGATTCTTCCCGGCCGTATTGAAGCGGCGGCTGTGCCTCAAGCGGAACAGGCCTATGCTGAAGCACTCGCACGCACTGGATCAGAAACATTGGCTCAAAAGGCCTACGATGCCGCGATGCCGGGACTACTTTCTAAGTACGGACCTGCCGCAGCCACGGGCCTCGGTATCATGGGCTTGACTGGTGGATTTAAGGCAGAAGAGCCACAAGTACCTCCGGGCTTTGAAGACATGGCAATGGGTATCTCGCCGGGCCAACAACTGCTTGAGCAGCGCCCAGACCTTTACGGCCTGCGCTTTGGTGGTGTTAACACTGTCTCCTCAACGTCGCCTTTCCAATACTATAGACCACAGCCAGTACAAGCCGACATGAACGCGGCTAAAGGTGGCGAGGCAGACCGCTCTAAATTCCCACGTAAAAACGGTCATATAAGCGGACCGGGCACTGGCACGTCAGACGACATCCCCGCGATGCTAAGTGACGGCGAGTTTGTATTCACCGCTAAAGCAGTACGCAACATGGGCGACGGATCACGGCGCAAGGGCGCCAAGCGTATGTATGCGCTTATGAAGAAACTGGAGGGCCGTGCGTAATGGCTGACGTAACTTATACTGGTCAAATAGTCCGAGAAGCCCCTGAGGTCGAAGCGTATAAGCTCGGCCTTTTGCAAGAGGCGCAACGGCTTTATCAAGAGCCCATG